GGACCTTTAGCTCAGTTGGTTAGAGCAACCGGCTCATAACCGGTCGGTCCTGGGTTCGAGTCCCCGAAGGTCCACTTAGCTAGACTACTTGGAAGAGTAGGGGTAGCGAAGCTTATAATTTAATATTTGGCCCAGTGGCTCAGTTGGTTAGAGCGTCGCCCTGTCACGGCGAAGGTCGAGAGTTCGAGTCTCTTCTGGGTCGTTCAAGATGTTGATCATCTTGACAAATGCCGCAGTGGCGGAACTGGCAGACGCCCGGGACTTAAAATCCCGTGGGTAGTGATACCCGTACCGGTTCGATTCCGGTCTGCGGCATTAGACTGAATCTCTGAATCTCCTGTAAATCCAGTGTTTGCAAGGGGTTCAGAGATTTTTTATTGTCAAAAGGGGCATAAAGGGGGCAAACTATAAAATTTTTAATTCTTTGATCTGTGCATTTCTCTGTTCTTCAAGTTTCTTTGTTACGTGCAGATAGATCTCTCTAGTAATCCTGCTGTCATTATGTCCGAGTCTTTTGGATATGCTATCAATATCAATTCCCTGTTCCATCAGCAAACTTGCGTGAGTGTGCCTGAGTGTATGAGGCGTGATCCTGCGTCCAATAACTCTCTGAGATGTTTCCCTTAGATATTTTGCATAACAATCAAATTCAATATGTTCCCGGATTGTACCGGGAAAGAATACGCTACTGATTGAAACTACAGTGCCGCTGTGACAGCCTAGAAGCACGTTTCTGCAAACCGTAAGCAATTCATCCTGAATATATACGTCACGTACGGAACAGGCTGTTTTGGGCGTTGTAGTAATATCAGCCACACTGTCGTAGGTTTTAGTCACGTGGATTTTCCTGTTTTTCAAGTCAACGTCAGACTTCGTGAGAGCAGCGGCTTCACCGAATCGCAACCCGGATAGTGCAAGGAACTCGGTAAGGAGTTTCCATTTTAGAATTGTCATGCCGGAGAGCAATTCTTTCAGTTCGGCAGATTCAAGAAACTTATCCTCAATCTTTTGACGGTGTGGAATATCGCTGAATCTTTCTATTTTGTTGAGATAGGATATGTCTTTAATATAGTCATTGCGATATCCCCAGCGGAGCAAGGCTTTTAAACGAATCATCCATTCGTTTAATGTACTGTGTTCCCGACCAGTATTGAGAAATCGCTCACGGATGTAACCTGCGGTGAGCTTGTCAACATAGATTTCAGGATCCAGTATCTTCATTAGCGTATTGCACACGGCACTGTTTCTGCGATAGGTTGACTGCTTAAGCGTTCGGAACTGTTCTTTCCTGTATAAATCTACCAGGTCTTTTAAGCGGATCTTGTCCACCTGTGGCAGCAGTGCCTTGTCAATCTTTTCAGACAGTGCAACGGCGGCCAGTTTTCTCGACTGTGCCGTATTTTTCTCCATTACAACAGAAACCCTCCGGGTCTTTCCAGTCATTGGGTCGGTGTAGCGTTCAACAAATTTGAATCCGGTTTTTCTTTCTTCTACCCACATAATCATCTTCCTTTCTGTTTTTGAGTATAAAAATAACAGCCAGCACAGAACGGTTGTTCTCTTGCGTGACTGCTCCGAAGATGATACAATATTCATTGGCATTAGTGTATCTCTTCAGAGTTACCAAAAGAAGCACATTGGCGTGTGTTTCTTCCAGTTGACCGTCCCTTTTGGCGAAGGGGCGGTTTTTTAATTATTCATCGTCTTCATCATCACTATAAGTATAATCGGATGAATAAATGCTGTCTGTTGATTGTGATTGTCTGAACTCTTCAGCAGCCATAGTCCTGTTGAACTCTGCTGTAGGTTCTATTTCTGTAACAAGTTGTTCCAGTTCATCAAGTGATACATTGAAAAATTCTTTTCTCATATTTACTTTATTTACACGTTTGTCAGTCAGGATAGTATGGAGTTTGTTTTCAAGACCAACTGCATCATCAGAAAAAATAAAGCTATGTACGTCAAAACGGAATGGAACAGATGCATTACCAAGTTCATCTACTCGATCCTGTGGATTGAGTCTTCGGGTCATTCCAATCTTAAATACATTTTCGCCAAAAGATCCAAGATTACTGATAACGTACACGTTACCAGCTTTTCCATTGGCAAGAGTAGAAATTTCGTCTTTCTTTATAGCAACGTCAGCAAGTTGAGCCTGTAGTGCAAGGATTCTTGCGTTTAATTTTTCAACCTCCTCGTCTTTAGCACTGGTGAGTTGGGTTCTCAGCTTTTCAATTTCGGAATTGTATTTTGATTCTTCCTGTTCTATTTTTTTACGTTCAGCTTCCAGTGCTTTACGTTCCTCGGCTTCCTGTCTCATTTGCTCACGGATAGCAAGTTGTTCCTGACGAGCCTGTTCTTTTTTAACGTAGTAATTATATTCAATCTTTGCTGCATTAATAAACAAATACTCTATTTCTCCAATAAATTTGGTAAGAGTTCCTGCGATGCTCTGATTTCCATTTCCTGCAATCTCAAGATATTTATGAGTTACATCTTTGATATCATCAATAGATTTTTCAAGCTTTTCAAATTTAAGGTTATACAGGATATTTTGAAGTTCTGCTCTAAGAGCAATGACCATAAGTTTATAAATTGCCTGATTCGCTTTAGTAGTATACCGGGCAGAATATTTTGCTAAAAGATCATTGATTTGCTTATCATTTTGACGGTAGGCTTTGCGGAGATCTTTTACATCCATGCAATGGAGTTTTAGGATAACGGAAGGACTGATTTCCTCCAAATCGGTTAAATCTTTTTCGCTAAATTTTAAAGAACTGATTGCAGGATCATAATTAAAGAAATTGTCCAAACTGTAATTGATTGCTTTTACCAACTCTTTTGATCGTCCGAGTTTATTGGTTTGGGTCTTGATCTGTTTAGCAAGTTTACTTTCCTGAAGCATTTCTTCAGCAATTTTTTCCTGTAATGACTGCGATTTGTCTGTGCGGTCAGAAATCATTCTTTCAAGCTGGACAAGTTGCTCTCGTAAGCCTTTTTCTGCTTCTGCCTGCTTTCTTTCGTATTCCTTTTTCAGAGTATCTACTTTTACATCATACTCTATACTCAGATCTCTTTGTTTGACAGCGTACTCTTTTTCCATCTGTTCGGTCATGGATTTTACTTTATAGTAGTCAAATCCACCAATTTCAGAAAGCTTTCCTCTTAATTCAGTAGTAGCTGCCTGTAAGTCGGCATTATTTTGTGAAAGCGTTTGATTCTCCGTTTCAAGACTGGCAATCCGTTCTTTGAATTGCTTGATTTTAAAAATATCCCCTATACCCATTTGTTTTCTCCTTTGTTAATAAGAACCGTTCTTTATGAATAACACCACTTATTCATTTATATAATCCCACGAGGGGTTATATTTAGGAATTTCCATGAATAATTTATTCGTAAAATTAGCATACTATTTCCATGAAAATAGTATTAGCAAAAATTATGTATGAAAAAAATCTATCTGTACGTCAGCTTTCCCTAATGTCGGGAGTTCCACGTTCTACCATACAGGAATGTATGCGTGAAGACTCCAATCCACGAATCAGGACGCTCGGAAAGCTTGCTGCGGGTCTGAAATGTGATATCACAGACCTTTTTGATCCTGATTCGGAATAAGTGTCCGGTATACCGGACGATTGATTAAAATGCCGTATGTATTTCCGTTCTCGATTGTTCTATTAATGTAGATACAAACAAACGGAACGTGCGTTCGATTTTCCTATTGATTTACCACAGGAAATGTAGTATTATCTGATTAAGGAATTTCGAACAAGCGTTCTGCACGAGAACGGAGGTCATACATATGGAAAAAGATAATTGTACAAAACAACAAGATATCGACTTCATTGTTGAATTGCTTCGAAAACAATCTCCGGAAAAAATACGAGAAGTACTTGTATTTATCCGAAGTTACATTGAGAAGTAGTCATGGAGAGTCAGTGCTTACTGGCTCTTTTTTAAGTTATCAATATATTGCTTAGCAATCTTTTCCAATACTGCTTTACTTGTATCATCCAGTTGCTCATAAGTAACAATTAATGTTTGAATAGCGTCTGCTACAGCCGAATCTTTATCTTTGAGCAGTAATGCTGTGTATTTCAGAATTTCCTGCTGATTAGTCAATTCCTCAAACATTTCGCCTTCACCAGATCTTAACCACTTCTCATTAACTCCAAATTCTCTACATATAGAAAATATAATTGCGTCACTAGGGGTTGTTCTACCCATTTCATATTGAGCAATTGTGTTTTGCTTCATTCCTATTTTATCTGCAAAAGCTTGTTGTGTTAAATCTAATTCTTTGCGTAATTTTTTTAAACGATCTTTCAAAAAATGCTCACCGCCTTTCTTGATTTACATTATACACAGCGTTACATTTTTCGTCAATACAAAATATCTCATAAACAATAAAATATCTCATAAACAATGAAAAAGAGATTGACAATATTGATTTTGTGATATATTATAATCTCACAAGCAACAAACAGTTGCTTAAGAAAGCAGCGGACTGCATTGGAGAAAGGTTGATAGTTACCCGGAACATTAAAGTTCCTTTTCTAAATGGGCTGACATTGTGGAGAGGTCATTACCCGTGTAAGTAAAATACAGAAGCTTATATCCGAACTTTTCATATTTTCGGATGAGCTTATCCGATTTTACAATTTTATGGATTTTCAATATATCACCTCCTTTCAAAGAGGCGATTTGCAGTCCGCAACCAATATTATAGCAGAAGGGAGATGTTACATGTTGGATCTTGAAAAAAAGAAACGACAGGAAATTAACAATATGGTGGCAATTTTGGAACAAATTGATTTGCCGGACATTATTCTGTTGACAAGGGATGCTAATACCTTGCTCTTGAGGCAGCAGGAACAATGCAGAGATACTGAAAGTAAGAGAAGCGATGGATAAGGAAGAGAAAGCGAGGTGAGGAAGATGACAAAAATTTGCCCGAGGTGTTTTGATGATCTTCCGGAAAATGCAAATTACTGCCCGCATTGTGGAGAATGCGTGATGGAAATTGTAGAACGTACAATTCAATATATTGGTTCGCCGCCCAAAACGGTGGAGGTTAGTGTAAAAGACAGTGCTATTTCTACCGAAGAGTTTAAGAAAGTGAGGTGATACAGGATGCAGATGACTAAAGCACAAGCCATTGCGGAATTGGAACATATCTATGAAATCCTCCCATTGATAGCAGAAGCAGTCAAAGAAGAGAAGAAACCCATCAACCAGTACGGCAAGACTTCCTATTTCCGTGATATGTACGGTCAGTCAATGGGAACTGTGAACAATAGGAAAGAGGGAATCCGAAGAGAAATCAAATCCGGGAGATACCCGGAGAGTGCATTGATTGAAAGATTTATTGATAAGGCGGTGTATGCCGATTACAACCGCTTCTTCAAGCATTTGGAGGGAGCGGGACGAAAATACGTTCCTGCTTATGATCCACTGGAGGCAATGGTACTTGTAAAGAAAATGGAGGGAGAGGCGAGTGAGCAGTCCGTGTAGCAGGTGCAGAAAAATCAGATACTGCATGGAACGGCACAGAGGTATCTGCACATCATTTAAAGGAGGTGAGAAACGTGGAGCAGTTAAAGGTAATTCAGATCAGGAAGAGAAAGCAGACAAAAGAACCGATAAGACAGCCGGATGCCTACGATAAGGTCGTAGAGAAAGCATTTTGGTTTGTAATAGGATTTTCGATCGCACTGATGGTATGCTGCCTAGCTTTCGGGCAGACACTTATGTAAGGAGAGGAGAAGAAAAATGAAAAAATATGAATTAACAGATGACACTATTACGGTAGGTGGCAGAATACTCCACCGGATCAAGGCTTTGAAAAGCTTTTCAGACGTGGAAGAGGGCGATCTTGGTGGATACGTGGAAAAAGAAGATAATCTCGACCATAGCGGAGAGGCATGGGTAAGCGGAAATGCACGGGTATACGGAAATGCATGGGTATACGGAGATGCATGGGTATACGGAAATGCAAGGGTAAGCGGAGATGCACGGGTATACGGAAATGCAAGGGTATACGGAAATGCAAGGGTATACGGAGATGCAAGGGTAAGCGGAGATGCACGGGTATACGGAAATGCAAGGGTATACGGAAATGCAAGGGTATACGGAAATGCAAGGGTAAGCGGAGATGCACGGGTAAGCGGAGATGCAAGGGTAAGCGGAGAGAATGATTACGCTGCGGCAAAAGGATTTGGTCGAGAGTATAGGACCACTACTTTTTTCAGGCTGCAAGACGGAGGAATTGGCGTTCGATGCGGATGCTTCTGCGGAACGCTTGAAGAGTTTAGGGAAAAAGTTAAGGAAACTCACAAAGAAAGCAAGATGGGGAAGGAGTACCTTATGCTTGCCGATCTGATGGAGTACAAGTTTAAAAATGCGTAAGGAAAGTGCCGTAGCGAGGCGGCAACCTCTCAGGCACTTAGAAAATTAGTCAACTACATTATAAAAAAGAAAGGAAAGAAATGCAATGGAAAGTATCAAAATTAATAAACTGGAAATTGAAAATGTAAAAAGAATCAAGGCGGTAAAAATCGAGCCTACTGCCAATGGATTAACTATTGTGGGCGGAAAGAATAACCAGGGGAAAACATCGGTACTGGATTCGATCGCATGGGCATTGGGTGGAGAAAAATACCGCCCATCACAGGCACAGCGTAAAGATTCCACTATTCCTCCAACTTTACATATTGTGATGAATAATGGATTAGTAGTGGAAAGAAAGGGAAAGAACAGTGCATTAAAGGTTACGGATCCACAGGGAAATAAAGGTGGACAGCAGCTTTTGAATGAATTTGTTGAACAGTTGGCAATCGATCTTCCTAAGTTTATGGAAGTATCAGGAAGAGAAAAAGCTCAGACTTTACTGAGAATTATAGGAGTGGGTGATCAACTGGCAGTATTGGAGCAGAAAGAAAAGGAGCTGTATAACAACCGGCTGGCAATCGGTCAGATTGCAGATCAGAAAAAGAAATATGCGAAAGAGCAGCCATATTATCCTGAAGCACCGAAAGAACTTGTATCACCGTCAGAACTGATCAGAGAACAGCAGGAGATTCTTGCAAAAAATGGGGAAAATCAGAGAAAACGGGAGCGTCTTCATCAGCTTGAACAGGAATATCAGAAAATCAACGAACAGATGGAAGATCTTCTTAAAAAGCAGACTCAGGTCAGGGACGATCTGAAAATTGCACGGATGAATGCAGAAGATCTTCATGACAGATCTACAGAAGAACTGGAAAACAGCATCACCAATATTGAAGAGATAAACCGGAAGGTCAGGGCGAATATGGATAAAGACAAAGCAGAAGAGGACGCACAGCTTTATTCCAACCAGTATGCAGAACTGACAGAAGAGATTAATGAAGTGAGGGGACAGAAGACTTCACTTTTGGAAAATGCAGAACTGCCATTGCCGGAATTATCTGTAAAAGAGGGGGAGTTAATTTATAAGGGACAAGAATGGGACAATATGTCCGGGTCGGATCGGTTAAAGGTTTCAACAGCAATTGTCCGTAAGCTGAACCCAAAATGTGGCTTTGTATTGCTGGACAAGCTGGAACAGATGGATGAAGATACGCTGAATGAGTTTGGACAGTGGTTAGAGCAGGAAGGACTGCAGGCGATTGCTACAAGGGTCAGCACGGGAGATGAGTGCAGTATCATCATTGAGGATGGATACGTGAAAGAACCTGATACTGAAAAAACAGAAACAAAGACATGGAAAGAAGGGACATTTTAATGGAGATTATCAGAGGAAAGATCAAAAAGGCGAAAAAAGTTGTGATTTATGGTCCTGAGGGGATTGGAAAATCGACTTTTGCAGCTAACTTCCCCGATGCATTATTCATTGATACAGAAGGGAGTACCAACAGTATGGATGTGGCACGTCTGCCACGTCCAACCAGCTGGACTATGCTGCTGGAGGAAATTGATTATGTGAAGAAAAATCCAAGAGAATGCAGGACGCTGATCATTGATACGATTGACTGGGCAGAAGCCTTATGTGTGGAGTCGGTATGTGCTTCATATGGGAAAAAGGGGATTGAAGATTTTGGTTATGGAAACGGGTATGTATATGTAAAGGAAGAGTTTGGACGATTCCTGAACCGGTTATCAGATCTGATTGAAATAGGGATCAATGTAGTTCTGACAGCTCATGCCCAGCTTAGAAAATTTGAGCAGCCGGATGAATTGGGAGCTTATGACCGTTGGGAGTTAAAGTTAGGTAAAAAAACCCAGTCACAGACAAGTCCTCTTGTAAAAGAATGGGCAGATATGCTTCTTTTCTGTAATTATAAAACTTTTTCCATATCAGTGGACGATAAGGGGAAAAAGCATAAAGCCCAGGGTGGAAAAAGAATCATGTATACACAGCACCATCCCTGCTGGGATGCAAAAAACAGATACGGACTTCCGGAAGAATGTGAACTTGATTATTCGGTTATTGCCGGAATTATCGAAGAAGAAAAGAATACCGTAAAGGCAGAAAAGAAAGAAGAACCGCAGTATAAGGTAGAAAGACCGGCAGATGAAAAGAAAATGGAAGAGCCATTCATGCAGATCCCGGAAGGAGTTCCCGAGCAGATGGAATTTAATGCTGTTCCTGAACCACCAGTTGTGCAGAAAGAACCGGAGAAACACATCCCAAGAAGCAGTCCATTCTACGTCAGTGAAAAGATACCACCCGCTTTGCGGCAGTTGATGGAAGAAAAACTGGTTTCAGAGGAAGAGATTCAAAAAGTTGTATCTGAAAAAGGATATTATCCACAGGCTACACCTATTACAAATTATGATCCTGATTTTGTATCAGGAGTACTCGTTGGTGCATGGCCGCAAGTTTATGCAATGATCGAGAAGTTAAGAAGTACCTATGAAATACCATTTGATAATTAAACAGGAGGAGAAAGAGAATGAATACAGAAATGGAAAGAGAATTAAACTGGGATGATGAAATTGAAAAAGATGGCAATGAATTTGTATTGCTGCCGGAAGGAGATTACGATTTCACAGTAGAAAGTTTTGAAAGAGGAAGACATTCAGGAAGTGAGAAACTTCCACCATGCAATAAAGCAGTCCTGAAGCTTCGGATTGAGTCTGATAATGGTCCGGCTCTTATTACACATAACTTATTCCTGCACACAAGAACAGAAGGAATGATCAGTGCATTTTTTACATCAATCGGTCAAAAAAAAAAGGGAGAGAAAGTGAAAATGAACTGGAATGCTGTGATTGGAGCTAAGGGACGCTGCAGAATCGGTATCCACTCATGGAAAGGAAATGACGGAGAAGATAGAAAAGGAAATGATGTAAAGAAATTCTATCCGTTTGAAGAAAAGTCATTCAAGGCAGGTGAATTTTAATGCAGTTAAGACCTTATCAGCAGGAAGCAAAAGATTCCATTTTTTGCGAATGGGCAAAAGGAATCAGAAAAACGCTGCTGGTACTTCCAACAGGATGTGGTAAGACAATCGTATTTGCAAAAGTAACAGAGCAATGTGTTCAGAATGGTGACAGAGTGCTGATCCTTGCCCATCGTGGGGAACTGCTCCAACAGGCTGCGGATAAAATAGCAAAATCTACAGGCCTGAACTGTGCCACAGAAAAAGCCGAAGAATCATGCCTCGGCAGTTGGTTTCGGATTACAGTTGGATCAGTCCAGAGTCTCATGAGAGAAAGCCGTCTGAACCGTTTCCCGACGAATTATTTTGATACGATCATCATTGACGAAGCACACCACTGTATTTCTGACAGCTACAAGAGGGTATTGCAGCATTTTCCGGAATCTAAAGTTTTGGGAGTAACTGCAACACCTGATAGGGGAGATATGAAAAACCTTGGCAGTGTATTTGAAAGTCTTGCATATGAGTACACATTGCCCAAAGCCATTAAAGAGGGATATTTATCTCCGATTAAAGCAATTACGATTCCGTTAAAAGTGGATCTGACAGGAGTAGGGGTTCAGTCCGGGGATTTTAAAGCAGGAGATTTAGGTACAGCTTTGGATCCGTATTTGGACAGTATTGCGGAAGAAATGGAAAAGTACTGTAAGGATAAAAAAACAGTTGTATTTCTACCGCTTGTAAAAACCAGTCAGAAATTCAGGGATATCCTTAATAATCACGGATTCAGAGCCGCAGAAGTAAACGGAGACAGTCAGGACAGGGCAGAGATTTTAGAAGATTATGCTGCAGGTAAATATGATGTATTATGCAATTCGATGCTTTTAACAGAAGGCTGGGACTGTCCAAGTGTTGACTGCATCGTTGTTCTGAGACCTACAAAAGTCAGGAGTCTTTACTGTCAGATGGTAGGTCGGGGAACCAGGCTGTCTCCCGATACCGGGAAAGATCACTTGCTTTTATTAGATTTTTTATGGCATACAGAACGTCATGAACTTTGCCATCCGGCTTCTCTGATCTGTGAAAGTGAAGAAGTTGCAAAAAAAATGACGGAGAATATGGAAAAAGATGCCGGTCTGATCATGGATATTGAAGAAGCTGAAAAAACTGCAGCAGAGGATGTTGTAGCACAGCGTGAAGAAGCCCTTGCAAAGCAGCTTGCGGAAATGAAGCGGCGAAAAAGAAAACTTGTGGATCCGTTACAATTTGAAATGAGTATCCAGGCAGAAGATCTTGCAGGATATGTACCTGCTTTTGGATGGGAAATGGCACCGCCATCGGATGGACAGAAAAAAACACTGGAGAAACTGGGGATCCTTCCGGATACGATTGATAATGCAGGAAAAGCAAGTAAAATTCTTGACAGGCTGAATAAACGGCGAGAGGAAGGTCTGACTACACCAAAGCAGATCCGTTTTCTTGAAAGCAGGGGATTCCAGCATGTGGGGACATGGCAGTTTGACACAGCTAAAAATCTGATTGACAGAATTGCGGGGAATGGTTGGAAAATTCCAAGAGAGATCAATCCCGCTGAATATAAAGGAGTTTAATGATGGAACAAAGGGCAGACCTTTTAAATCTTTTGAATTATATACCGCCATCTGAATTGGATTATCAGGAATGGGTTAATGTCGGTATGGCATTAAAATATGAGGGATATACTGCTGCTGACTGGGATGACTGGAGCAGGAAGGACGCTGCCCGATATCATACCGGGGAATGTTTCCGTAAATGGGGGAGTTTCTATGGGGCAGCTTCCCCGGTTACTGCAGGTACAGTTGTTCAGATGGCTTTAGACAGGGGATGGATGCCACCAAGGGATCCCGGACACGAATTGGACTGGGAAGATATGGTAGGAGGACAGGATGATTTTGTGGTAGTTGATCAGTCCTGGATTGAAGGAAAGGAGATCAGCGTTCCTAAAAACTGGGATCCGGTGCAGGATCTGATCCGATATCTCGAGACCCTGTTTGATGCGAGTGAAAATGTCGGTTATGTTACAGAATGCTGGGAAAAAGACGGAAAATTTCTTCCGTCAAAAGGAAATTATGACCGTACAGCAGGAAAATTAATAGAGGAGCTTAGTAAATGCGGAGGGGATATGGGAGCAGTGCTTGGAGACTATAACCCTGAAGCTGGAGCGTGGATCCGGTTTAATCCTATGGATGGAAAAGGATGTAAAAATGAAAATATCACAGATTACCGGTATGCACTGGTAGAATCTGATTCTATGGATATCGACCAGCAGAATGCATTGATCCGGGAGCTGGAACTGCCGGTAGCGTGCCTGGTCTATTCAGGAAAGAAAAGCTTACACGCAATTGTACATATTGATGCAGCTGACAGCAGGGAATACCGACAAAGGGTAGAATTTCTCTATGATATATGTAAGAAAAACGGATTAAAAGTGGATACACAAAATAAAAACCCATCGAGATTGTCAAGAATGCCGGGATTTGAACGTAATGGGAAAAAGCAATTCCTTGTGGATACGAATATCGGAAAAGAATCATGGACAGAGTGGAAAGAATGGATTGAAAGTGTAAACGATGATCTGCCGGATCCTGAATCTTTAGAAACAGTGTGGGAAAATCTGCCTGAACTTGCTCCGTGCCTGATCAATGGAATCTTGAGGAAAGGGCATAAAATGCTAATTGCAGGACCATCTAAAGCAGGAAAGTCCTTTTTACAGATTGAATTATGTATTTCAATAGCAGAAGGGCGTGAATGGATGGGGTGGAAATGTGCCAAGGGGCGTGTGTTATACGTCAATCTCGAATTGGACAGACCAAGCTGTCTGCACCGCTTTAAAGATGTATATGATGCCTTGGGATGGTCACCCAACCATCTGAAAAATATTGATATATGGAATTTAAGAGGAAGATCCATTCCTATGGACAAACTTGCACCACGGCTGATCCGTCGGGCAGCAAAAAAGAATTATGAAGCAATCATCATAGACCCGATTTATAAAGTCATCACTGGTGACGAGAATAGTGCTGATCAGATGGCTAATTTCTGTAATCAGTTCGATAAAGTATGCACGGAGCTTGGATGTGCAGTGATTTATTGCCACCATCATTCTAAGGGCAGTCAGGGAGGAAAAAAGTCTATGGATCGTGCTTCAGGGTCGGGAGTATTTGCCCGTGACCCGGATGCATTGCTTGATCTGATTGAACTGGAGCCAACAGATGCTTTATTGAAACAGGAAGAAAATAAAGCTATCTGCGAGGTATGCATTGATTATTTAAAGCATTGCAACAAGCTCGGTGAAGTATCCCAGGATGATATGTGCAGCAGTGTACAGATGTTGGATTATTGCCGTGAAAATTTAAAAAGTCTTGAGTTTAAAGTTTTGAACGTAAAAGTGCAGGAGGCAGTAGACCGGGTTCATGTCCGGTCGGCATGGAGAATAGAGGGGACACTGAGAGAGTTTCCGAAATTCCAGCCTGTAAATGTATGGTTTGATTATCCTATCCATAAGATTGATGAGTCAGGAGCTTTAAAAGATATTCAGCCGGATGATGACAAACCATCATGGCAGCGTGGAAGTGTCAACAATAAAAAGAATGCACAGAGCAGAAAAGAAGATCGGAAAAAAGCTCTTCAGGAGGCTGTAGAGGGGTGTAATTTTGGAGAAATTCCAACTGTAAAAGATGTGGCAGAGTATCTTGGAATCTCTGAAAGAACAGTCCGGGACAGGATAAAAGAGCATGGAGGATATACGATTCAGGATGGGGAAGTGGTGAAAAAAGCATCACGCAGGAGTGCGGGGAAGACAGAAAATTAGGCATCCCCGCACACGAACAGATATTCGAGTTGTGGCGGGAAAGACAGAAAGTGCAGATTTCCCCGCAAAGGAACAAATGTTTGCAATGTTGCGGGGAAGACACTTTTTCAGACATCCCCGCAAAAGTAAAAGGAGTGCGGGGAAGACTGAAATTCAGGCATCCCCGCTGGCGGCGGGGAACTATCCCCCTAAAGGGGGATAAATAAAAACCCCGCAACGATGTCACGGGGGTAGGAGAGGGACGGGCCTAAAGGCTGCCCGGCCCCGTCTCCCTTCCCCCTCCCCGATGACAGGGCATGCAGGAAAAGAAAAAAGGAATTTAACACGTTAGCGAGGTAAAGCAAATGGAGTTTTTTATACCAATGGTCCCACCTACGATTACCCATCAGGAAAAAAAGGTGCGTGTGGTGAATGGGAAACCGATTTTTTATGAACCGGAAAAATTAAAAACAGCAAGACAGAAATTGATGGCATATCTTGGATATCATGTACCGGAAGAGCCATTTCATACCGGTGTGCAACTGGTGACAAAGTGGTGTTTCCCCAGGGGCAGGCATAAGGATGGTGATTACAGGCTTACAAAACCGGATACAGACAATTTGCAGAAACTTTTAAAAGACTGCATGACAGTGATTGGATTTTGGGATGATGATGCTTTGGTCGCATCAGAAGTGGTAGAAAAGTTTTGGGCAGAGATCCCAGGAATTTATATCAAGGTGACAGAGTTATGATGGGATATCGGCAAATGCATCAGTTATGTTGTGATGTATGGAAATTGTATCAAAAATTCTTTCAGCAGGATTTGGAATTGTTTGCTGATGCAGCTGACAAAATAGCGGAAAAATATAAGCATGATCCAGTTGCGGAAAAAATGATCCTGGCAGTAGCGGAAGAATTGGAAAGGGGTGATACCCATTGAAACGAAGCACAGACAGACGCTGGAGTCCAGCAGAGATCCGGCAGAATCAGAAAGAACACTATGCCGGGATGGCAGAGCATCCACCGGATCGGAAAGCCAGTGCGGACTTCCGCCGTCCGGCATACCCGAATTATACAGTGGAGGATGCACTGAAAAAGTGGGGAGTAGATACGAGGAAGGGAGTGGATGCCGGTGGAGCGGAACATTGATGGCTATGTCAGGCTTGCCCATGCGATCGTGGAAAAAGCTGGGAAAGACTACCGGGCAGTCCTGAAAAAATTGAAGAGGAATCCCGAAGACAGTCAGGCACAGTGGGAAAAGATGAACATTGAAAGATTCTTTCGGAGGGATGCCGGAGCATATATGGACGTTGACGGTGATTACATCATAGACAGGATACAAAGGGAGGTGGACAAGAATGAAAGACTTACTAAGGCGATACAAAAAGCGAAAGAAAGAGCTGCTGACTCTTGAGCAGTCACTGGAACGGCTGTATGACCGTCTTGAGAGCGTCCCGACCGTATCGGGAAAGGTGGAAAAGTCCGGGGATGACTTTCCGTATATCCGGGAGCATATCAGCGTGGAAGTGCTGGAGCCAGCAGAAGCGACACGGATCAAGCTGCGGATCAGCGAGAAAGAACGGCAGAGGACAGCCGTACAGGCAGAGATTGATACTGTAGAATCTTACATAGCCGGACTGCCGGAAGGATTGGAAAGGACAATACTGGAATCCCTATACCTTGATGATATGACGCAGGAAGATGTAGCAAGGATGACGGGATATACACAGGCAAGGATATCGCAGATCGTAAAAGATTTATAAAATTTATATTTTGAATATGTTATAGTTATAATGCAAGAAGTGAAAAGCTTCTTGGGATACTTTCGACGAATCCGCCCCGTACAAAGGCACCCTGAAAAGGGTGTCTTTTCTGTATGCAGGGAGATATGAGGTGGTGAAATGATTGCGAGATCCGAAAAGATATGAAAATTTAGAACGTATGGTATTTGATGGTGTGGGCGAGTATGGGATACCTACACTTAAGCCAGTAGATTTTGATGGAGATACAGAGTTTATTCCATTCAATTTTGCAGCAACAAGTAAGGATAGAGAAAAGAAAAGCATTCATTTCTTTATTGACGACTATCAATTTATAAGATTATGGAATGATCCGGATAGATATATACCGATGCTTCAGCAGTTTCAGTACGTATTTACTCCGGATTTTAGTCTTTATACAGATTTTCCGAAAGCTGTTCAGATCTTTAATCATTACCGAAAGCATTGGATTGGTGCTTATATGCAGATGTACGGGGTAAAAGTGATCCCAACGATCGCATGGAGTACAGAGGATTCATATTCCTGGTGCTTTGATGGAGAGCCCACAGGAGGCACGGTGGCAGTATCCAGTGTGGGGTGCATGCAAAATAAAAAGAGCCGGGAACTATTTCTTGCCGGATACAAAGAAATGGTTAAGAAGTTGCATCCGACTAAGATTATATTTTACGGGCAGATCCCGGAAGAGTGTACGGGGAACATTGTACGAATAAAGGCATTTCAGGAAAAATTTAAGGAGGCATCGTGTGATGGGTGGTAGAGGAAGTAAATCTGGTGGCGGCGGAGGTGGAAGTGGTGTTGATGTAACGCACAACGGAGAGACTACAAGGTATTATTTTTCCGAGAAAAACGGAATGAATTATTATCAGCGGGGAGTGGGAGGAACGCCACAGCCTACTCCGCTGAATATGACAGTAAGGGATTTTACAAAAAGAGTCCAGGCAAATGGGGCAACTGTAAAGCCGGTAACTGCAGCGTCGAAAGCAGCAGAACAGAAGGCATATGAGGCAGACAGGAAAGCGACGAACGATTTTCTTAACCAGGCAGACGCATCGATGGGCGGCAACCGTGGAGATCAGAGGAGAGCTACGAAAGGTCGCCGTGGAGGACGTAGAGGCATTTAATAGCATGGAGGTGGTCAAATGGCTACAAAAAAGGCAGTCGGAAGACCGCCAAAGTATAAGAGTAAAGAAGAAATTGAAGAAAAGATTGAAGAGTATTTTAAAGAATGTGAAGGAGAAATTCTGAAAGATGATGAAGGAAAGCCGATATTTAATAAATTCGGAAGTCCGGTAGTGATCAATCAACGTCCTCCGACAGTCACAGGACTAGCTTTAGCCCTTGGATTTTCTACGAGGCTGTCACTATTGAACTATCAAGGGAAAAAGGAGTTTATGAACACGATAACACGTGCGAAGGCAAGGGTGGAAGCGTATGCAGAAGAACGGCTCTTTGACCGGGACGGGTCGAGCGGGGCTCAGTTCAGCCTGAGAAACAACTTCAAGGGTTGGACGGAAAAGACAGAACTGGATGAAGAGGAGCAGCAGGCAAGAATTGAACAGATCCGTGCGAATACAGCAAGGATGAGCGGCGGCGATGGAGATGAAGATGGGGGAGTAGAGATTGTCAATGACGCACCGAAAGAAGCAAGTGAAGATATCGGAGATAATAATCCCGAAATACCTGCCGATATTTAATAATCGGCATATTAAGCACATTATACTGACTTCCGGAAGAGCCGGAACGAAGTCGAGCTACGCAGCGGTAAGATCGGATTATCAGCTTGTATCAGATGCGAATGGATCGGTTGTTGTTTTAAGAAAACACCATAATAAGCTGAGAAAAACAGTCTACAAAGAAATGCTCAGGGGGATTAATCGGTTGGAAATTCCCAAAAGTAAATTCCTGATTACAAAATCCCCGATGGAAATAACATATAAAAAGCATGGTACAACCATGTATTTTGCCGGTTCAGATGGTATTGACGACACAAAAGGTATCATTGACGAGGATAAGCCGATCAAGTTGGTTGTGCTGGATGAGCTGACAGAGTTTTTTGACGATGGAGAGGGAGAAGATGAACTGACCAATATTGAAGCGACGTTCGTTCGTGGAAATAAAGGGGGATTTCAGATGATCTATCTCTATAATCCTCCCAAAAATCCGAATGCACCCATCAATTTGTGGTGCAAGAAGATGGAAAAGCGAGAGGACTGCATTCATATTCATACGGATTACCGGGATGTTCCGGTTGAATGGCTGGGACCTGATCTGATTGCATCCGCCGCAGCTATGAAGGCATCTGATCCGAAAATGTATAGATGGGTTTGGCTGGGTGAAGCAATCGGTGTAGATGAATTGATCTACTATATGTACGGAAACCAGCACAGACAGAAAGCAGATTCACAGCGGATTTACGAAAGAGTCTATATCGGTGGAGACTATGGACAGCAGAATGCTACGACTTTCGAAGCGTTCGGACTAGATCTGTACCGCAAGAAATTCCCCGGACTTGGAGAATACTACCACAGTGGGCGTGATTCCGGGCGGCAGAAAAGTCCGTCAGAATATGCTCGGGACTTTGTGGATTTTACAAAAAACATTAGGGATAAATATGGGACATCAGTTTTTTATCTGTTCCTGGATCCATCAGCAAAAGGGCTTGCGGAAGAGGTCAGGAGAGCAACGAGAAACCTAGAATATTCTGTGAAGTTGCGTGATGTAGATAACAGTGTTGCTCTTGGCATTAGCAGAGTGCAAAAAGCACTTTCGTTCGAGGTGATGTCGATTGATCCCAGTCAGGAGAATGCAGACCGGGAATTTGGAACTTATGAATATGATAAAAAATCTATTGAAAGAGGTAAGGAAGTGCCAGTAAAAATGGATGATCACTGCATGGATGCGATCCGGTACGCGGTGATGGGAGCGTGGAGCAGGATAAGGCATTGGCTGCCAATAGATGAAGGAGGTGATGAGGGGTGAACATTTTTAGTTATTTCAGGAAAGCAGGAATAGACACTGTGGATACGTCATTTTATCAAAAGATAAACGAATGGATCAGCTGGTACAACTCCAATGTAAGAGGGTTTTCTTTTTACAAGGCGTATACTGGGCGTGGAACGTATAACCGATGCAGGCGAAAGAGCATGGGGATGGCGAAAAAGCTTTCTGAGGATATTGCAGACCTGCTGCTAAACGAAAAGGTTATGATCACATTGGAAGATGATGCTACACAAAAATTTGTGCAGGAAATATTAGATGAAAACCATTTTCTGGTGATCGGAAATGACTTCCAGGAGCGTAAGGCATACACTGGAACAGTTGCATACATTCCGTATTTGTATGATACGGAAGTGAGCGAGGATGGCTCCGTACTATCAGGAAAGATTGGAATTGAATATGTGGATGCACCCAATATTTTTCCAGTGAGCTGGAAGAATGGAGAAGTTTCGGAGTGTATTTTTGCTTTTCCGCATACAGCCAATCGAAAGAAATATGTGCATTTGCAGCATCATCGAAAAGCAGAAGATGGAAATTACATTATAGAAAATAAAGTTCTCAGATGTGGATCCGGTGAGTCTTCAGGAACAGAAGTTGATGAGAAAGAATGGAAAGAATTGCGACCATTTAAGAATTTGACAGCTACTGTTCAAACCGGATCGACAGAGCCGCAGTTTGTGCTTGACCGTTTAAACATAACCAATAATGCAGATACGAGCAACCCGATGGGAATTGCTATTTTTGCGAATGCTATTGATACGTTGAGAAAATTGGATACTGAATATGATTCGTATTGTAATGAGTTTGATCTTGGGCGAAAGCGGATTTTTGTTGCACCTGAATTGCTGACCAATGATGACGGGACGCCGGCATTTGACCCGGAGGATGCAGTATTTTACAAGCTGCCGGATGATTATAACGAAAAAGGTGAAGGGCTTATCAAAGAAGTTGATATGCAGCTTCGGGTAGAAGCACACAGCAAGGCAATCAATGACGATCTGAATTATCTTTCCTTAAAGTGTGGATTTGGCACGAACCGGTATCAATTTAACGGGATTGGAGCCAAAACAGCTACGGAAATTATTTCTGAAAATTCAGACATGTACCGGATGCTGAAAAAGCATGAGATCATTCTGGAAGACGTGCTAAAGAGATTAATCAGAATTATTATCCGGCTCGGTCAGGTCACGGGGAATGTACTGGATCCTGATACAGAAATCACGATAGACTTTGATGATTCCATCATTGAGGATAAGGATTCGGAACGTCAGCAGGATCGGCAGGATGTGAGCATGGGCGTGATGAGGTTGGAAGAATATCGGGCGAAGTGGTATGGAGAAACGGTTGAGCAGGCTCGTCAGAATCTTCCCGAGCAAAATCAGGTGATGGAGTGATATGAGAAATGAATACAAGGAAAAGATCGCCAGCAAGATTGCGGCAAGATACGCAGATCTTGAAGTCAGGATCATGCAGGATATTGTTCGGAGAATTAAGAAGACGGGCGAAATCACCAGCACAGCAGACTGGCAGATTAACCGGTTAAAAATACTAGGGTATTCTTCGGAGGACATTGAAAATGCATTGAAAGACACTCTGAATGCTTCTTACCCGGAAATGTTTGAACTGTACGACAAAGTGATCGACTGGGAATACGTCAGGAACAAGGACCTCTATGAACAGATCAATGCGGAATACGTACCTTTTGAAGAAAATGAACATCTGATACAGGTGACATCAGCTATCAAAAAGCAAAACCTTGAGGACTTGGAAAATATTACAAGATCTCTAGGCTTTTATTTGGATTACGGTGGCAGAAAGGTATTAACTCCATTGTCACAGGTATACAGTGGGTATCTCGATAATGCCTGCATGGACATTGTCACAGGAGCGTTTGATTATAATACAGTTCTCCGGCGAGTAGTGACACAGCTGACAAACAGCGGACTTCGGACGATTGATTATGCATCCGGTTATTCCAGCCGAGTAGAGGTCGCTGCCAGAAGAGCGGTTATGACCGGACTCACACAGCTTTCCGGGAAGATTGCGGAGTATAACGCTGAAAAGCTCGGGACGGAGTATTTCGAGGTAGAATGGCACGCAGGGGCAAGACCAACGCATACGATATGGCAGGGCAGAGTGTGGAGTCAACAGCAATTGTATGATGTCTGTGGACTCGGTACAGTAATCGGACTATGTGGAGCAAACTGCTACCATACTTATTTCCCTTTTGTTCCCGGCGTATCGGTACGAACTTATACGGATGACTGGCTAGACGAACAGAATTGGAAAGAAAGCGAGCCGACCGAGTTCCGTGGTAAAGAATATACACTGTATGAAGCAAAGCAAAGACAGAGGCAGATGGAAACAGCCATGAGGGCACAGCGTGAAAAGGTGCAGATGCTTCAGGACGGTGATGCTGATCCGGATGATGTGATGCTGGCAAAGTGCAAGTACCAGGGGCAGCTTGACGAGTACGCACGGTTCTCCAAACAGATGGGACTGAAGCAGGAGCGTGAGAGGATTTATATCGATGGCCGTTGGAGAGTCGCACCAGGAAGAATCGACAAGAAGCTTAATGTGGTGAATACCATGAAAATATCAGTTCCGAGAGATGCATATAAAATTAAAGGAATGACTTCTGAAGCTAAGCACGAAATAGAGGCAGCAATCAATAATTTGAAAAAAGAGTATGATATTAGGTTGGATTTAATTGAAGTTGCAAAGATGGAAGTAGGAGATATATTTGGTGCAGCACCATATTTGGACGATAGAGGAAAGCTGAGATTTGCACTTGTAATCAATGAAGATATTGATTACAATGTAGTGAAGAAGAAAATTCAGCGAAGATATGATAAAGGGCGCTTTGCAGGAAAAAGTATTGAAGATTATATCGCTCACGAAATGGCGCACATTATGACATATCAAGATTGTAAAAATGAAGCAGAATTTCGCACTAGACAACGAATTGTTGAAAGACAGTTCATGCAGGGAATTTCCCAATATGCTGACAAAACCGGAAAAGGCGAAGAATCTCTTGCAGAAGCGTTTGTTCGCTATAGAAACAAAGAAAAGATTCCAATTAGAGCTGAATTATTGATAAGAAGCTACATAGAAAGGTGGAAAAAATAATGTTAACATTGCCAAAATGCGAATTATGTGCTAGATACAAGGATGATGGTAAGCATGAAACATGCGAGGCATTTCCAGATGGAATACCAGAGGATGTGTTGTGGGAGCCAGTTGAAAAAGAATGTAATAATGGAATGAAATTTATAAAAGAATAGATACCACCCATTCTTCGGAGTGAGTGGTATTTTTGCACTCATTTTTAGGAGGTATTATGATAACGATCAAAATAACAGATCGTAGTATCCGTATGAATGGTCATGCCTGTAGGAAGAGTCCAGATGGGATTGACCGGGTATGCACAGCAGTATCAGCACTGACCTGCAACCTAATCAATTCCCTGGAAGATCTGACAGGTGACAGAATCCGGGTGGAAACAGCCAGCGGAATGACGGTGATCGAATGGGAAGATCTGTCAGACGGCGGGAAGCTTCTGATTGATTCATGGTTCCTGGGATTGCAGTGCTTAGCCAGGAATACAATTGCATACAGTTTGAGTAAATGAGCATCCAGTGAGGATGCTTTTTATTAATGCCGTTTTAATAAGAGGAAAAGAAGTATAGGACATTCCGCAGGAACATGGACGAAAAAGAAAGGAGAACACTATTGACAGATAATTGGAATGGCTTTGCCAATTTACTTGCAAATTTAGTAGAGAAATATGCGGCGGTTCTGGATATTGATAATCTTCCGGAGCCGTTGTCTTGTTTGGAGGAAGAAAACACATCTGAAGAACCCAGTGACACTATTGAATTAACTGGAAAACAACAATATAATAGTCGTGGAATAAGTGTCCAAACTCTATGCGAGAGCTGCTATTCTTTACGCATAGAGCTACATAGAAAAAGAGTGCAACGCCCCGTTGCACAATTAGGAATGAGGTATTCCGGTGAACAATTATGATGATATGAATCAAAAATCCAATATGATTATTTACACAACAGAAGACGGATTGACAAAAATTGAAACCACATTTGATGAAGATACCGTCTGGTTATCCATTGATCAGATGGCGGAGTTGTTCCAAAGAGATAAATCTACTATTTCAAGACATATAAAAAACGTATTTTCCGAAGGGGAGTTGCAGCGAGAGTCAGTTGTTGCAAATTTTGCAACAACTGCGGCAGATGGAAAAACCTATCAGGTTGACTACTATAAT